TTTCCAGGCTAGGTTGCCGTCTGTTTTGAATTGGTCAACAATAAAACCATTAAGTGTTCTAACAATAGTATGCGGTAGTGTAGCCGGATCAATTGAGGTTTTTATCTGTTTTTCATCAGCTAGTGGTGCAGGTGGAGACGGTATTGACGGTTCGATTGTTTCTTCCCATGCACCAGGACCGTCTTTATTATTATCTCCTACAAATTTAAGATAGTAATTATCTTCAGCTGATCGATCACTGTTAGTCACTTCAACAATAAAGCCATGCTTGCATTGAGATGGTAACTCAGATGTATTAATTGCTTTTGAACTAAGGATACTCCAAAGATCAGGTTCTGAAGTTGTTACATTAAATTCAGTATCTGAAGCGATATAAATACCATTACCTATAACTTCAGTCACTAGGTTGATAGGAGAATTTTGTGTCCGTATAAAAGCAGTAGCTTCATTGATTTGACTTAAGATTGATTCTGCATCAATCGGAGTAGTAGCCTCAAATGATGTCGGCTCAGGACGAAAACGTGCTTCCTGATGGACCTGTCTTTTTGCAATATTAGTAACAGTAACTAGATACTTTTGATTTTGAGGATTTTGACCATCATGTCTAGTAGTAACGCCACCCATATCAACAAATACAAAGTCACCCTTTTGCCAGCCATGTCCACCATGTAGCAGCTCTACAGTAGTGTTGTAGATAGATTGGTAGTCACTGCCTGAATTTATATTCGATGCAGTCCCTTTAAGATTAATCTGTGCTGTAGTTGTTAATCTAAATGCCAGATTTCGTCCGTCAAAGTCATTACCAGCTGAGGTTTCATGGATTTCACTAGGTACTATAAAAGTTTCACTGGCAACAAAACGAGCATCAGGATTGATATTTTCATAACCAAATTGAAACCATCTGTTAGATGTTGATCCGTTAGAATTTAATACTACTACTTGTTCGTAATTACTATTATTAGGATTTTGACTCGTAAAGAGTTTGACTGCCTGTACCTTTAAGGTTATAGCTGTCTTTTCTTGAGCTGTACTAGCTGAATTACCACTCTTAATTTCAAAGTTATATGCTCTACCATGCACTAACTGCTTCAAAGAAATAAAGTACTCATATCGTTTATTCCTAGCAGCGGATAGGGTACTGAGCATACTGACTTCCGTTGCTGTATTAGTGACAAACGTATAGTCATTGGCTGTATTAAATTTAAGCTTACCAGCCTGATGCGCTAAGTAATTTGAGGTTAGATTATTAGTGACATTCTCTGGGGAAACAGTGCCATTAGAGTTAATCTGCCACATTCTGACAGTCCCGTCTGTAGCTACCTGACCTATATAAATACCTTCCGCTTCATCACGATAGTAACTGAACCATGCGCCGTCAGTAGTAGCGCCAATCAAGTTACTGAGAAACTTTGTACCGCTACGCTTAACCAAACCATCAGTAATGTCTGGCAAACCGTTGACCAATTCTTTGACTTGCCCTGGAAGCATCAGTTCTTCAGGCTGTTGTGAAATACCAGCGATATAATTAGGAATAGTTTGGGTAATACTTGCCATTAGCGTCTCAATGCATCAGAAGGAATAAATGATCTATATGTTGTTTCATCAGGTATACCCAGGTATGATAGATCTTCCTGATCACATTCGTAATCAATACAAGTTGATCTTGCCTGCAGTTCCTGTGTAGATAGAAGCTGTACAAGTTGTGGGTTAGCTACAAGCTGTGTAGCAGCACGTCCAGCAGCTCGTAAAGTGACATAACGTTGGAAGACCGAAGGTAGATGTTCAAACTTAACGAGGAAGACAACATCGATCAGCTTGTCACTGTCAAATGTAAATGTATGATTTAGCTTATCGTAAAGCATAAGAGTACCACCATTATCTCTAATGACAGTATTAATGGTTCGATCAGTCAAACCGTCGTGCACATCAATACGACTAAGTGCAGGCACACCAAGCATGGTAGCTACTTCAGAGACTACAATATTATTATTACTATTAGGTGATACTTTGATGTGACGTTCAGTATTATAAGTCCAGCCTTCATTCTGTACATCCTTAGAAACTTCGATCAAGATGTTATGAATTAACGAAAGCTCAGGGTTATTAGAGTCAAACGAAGAAACTGGAGACTGACCAATAGCATTAAGGATTGTATTTACTGCGGATAATTCGTTATCGAGAGAAGGGTTAGTTGAAGGGGACATAATTAAAAAAAAGGGACCCCGAAGGATCCCTTATAAAGTTCAATATCAAGCGTTAGCAGGATAGGTTGTGCCAAAGGCACCAGGAGCAGAAGCACCTGCATAAAGTTCAACTGCACAGGCAGGGTTGAGGAAGTCAGCACCCATTGCCAGACGACCCAGCATCACGTCACCCTGATAAATCACGGAGACGTCACCACTGGTGACTTGCACCTGAGGACCAATTGCTTCAACAACACCAGCAGCTTCTTTCTGGAAGATCAAGCCACAAGTACCATCGAAAGCGTTTTGCTCACCATAGTTATTGTTCATGCCGGTGACGCTGCCACCGTCTTCAAGAGCAGTGTCACTACCAACAAAGGAACCGGTATTACCAGGATCAGCAACACCAGCATCAGTAGTACCACCAGTCGTACCGTACTTAGTACCGTAGTTACCCAGGAACGGGATGTTCATGGACTTATAGATACGGATACCAGCGATCTCGGCAACGCCTTGACCAGACTGCAGCGCAGTACCAGTGGCGTCACGGTTGATCAGACTCAGAGCATTAGAACCAACGTTCTGAATCAGGGAGTAGTACTGACGTGGGTTCAGTACAGCAACACGTCCATCAGAGCTGACACCCTTTTCATCGAGGGCAGCAGCAGCGTTGTAGAAAGCTTGGACAAGTTTGTCAGCATTATATGCATCAGGCAGAGTAGTACCAACCTGAATCTGTGTACCACCGGGTTCAACAAAACCAGACTTAGCGACAGGAGATGCTTGACGTGCACCTTTCGCAATAGCGCGGAAGATCAGACGGTCATACTTTTCAGCCAGTGCGTAGCCGATCTTACGGGAGATCTCAGAACGCAGGTCATAATGAGAAAGCACCTCGTCCAGTTCATAGACGAAAGCACTAGAAATCAGAAGGTCATCACAGGTGATGGTCTTCTCAGCCACAGGCGGTGCACCATCGCTGTTACCCAGGATGGCGTTACCAGGAGTGTGATACTCAGCGGTAGTACGGCCAGTGTAGATGAACTGAATGGACTTGCCATTCTTCAAGGTACGCTTCATGACAAGGTCACGAGCGATTGCATTGTTCTGGAAACCTTTGAACATCTCACCTGAAAACAATTTCAGGTAAAGAGCGCGAGCTTCAGCAGTAGTCCGTGGAGAACTTACTGCAGAGTTAAGTGCACCAGGACTAGTAAGGTTAGTAGTCAAGGTGCTAGATTGTTGTGCCATTGTTAATTAAAGAGAGTAATGTATAAGCTCTCTGAACGTTCAGAGTTATTCAATTTATTGTGGTCTATCCCACCGTCTAGACGGCAGCCAAGGTGTCCGCGTACGGGCTTGGTGCCACATGCAGGAGGAGTCCGACTCTGAGGTGCTCCTCCTACTATTCAATTGTCTTAGACCCGAGCTTCCGACGACTCGGTCCTTAAACCGTTCCTTCGGGCTATACAAGCCAGAAGTACGGGTATTATTTGGCCCCCGGTAGGCCAGTTAATAATTAAAAGCTAATATCAGATCGATCGAGTTTACTTAAAAGATCATTTCGATATGCTTCATCATTATCATATCGTGGATCAGACATTGCTTGCACAAGTTCAGCCTGACTGCGGAATACATCATTGGATTGAGCAGACTGCTTACCTTGAAGCATCCGACCTTCATATCCATTCTGCGTCTCGTACTTAGCTTTAAGACCATCAACCATAAGTTGAATGGCTTCCTTATTACCAGTGTTAATAATATTGTCAAATGCGTCAGATTCAGCTTGACTCATATTCTGACTAGCCCATCCAACAATGTTGTCATACTCTTGCTCGCCACCAACTGAATTTTTAATTGACGCTACATCAGCATCCGACAACTCAGCAACAGGTTCTGCCTCAGGAGTATTCTGATACATCTCAAGATATGTTTGAACCAACTCTTCACTACTCATCTCAGAAAGCTTAGAGATAGTTTCAGGTGTTAGCTCACCTTTTTCTGAATATTCTTCAGTAGCAGATGATAGTAGAGACTGTACAGGTGTCATCTCAGGCTCATCTTGAACCTGATCGTCCTCTGTCGAATCAGTCTCAACCTCACCTAGTTTCTTTTGTAGTTCAAGATATGCTTGTTCAAGATCTTCCGAACTTTTATATTTACCTGCGAGCAAGTTCTCCTGCTCAGCTTGCATCTGTTCGCCAACTTGAAGGGAGTCTTGTTCTTCAGAACTCAACACTTC